GGCCTGTATGTGAGTTGACAGCAGTCCAGATAGCTTTACGCACTTGGTTATGCTGCGGCAACATGTGCCAGTAGTTTGCGACACGCTCATGAGCCTTGATAGCTGTACCATGTAAACAAACATCATCTTTGCCAGCTCTGCGGTGCCATATAAGCTCAAGGTGCTTAATACCATCCCTAATCCAAGCGTTTAAAGCTGGCTTCTGGTAGTCGCGTGGTGTCCAGTTGTAAGGGAGTATGATTTCACTCAAAACTCACCTTTAATCTTAACGACAGTAACGCCGCTTTGTTCTACTTCTTGCTTGTCACGCCAATCATCTCTAAACCTGTTTTTCATATTGAATATCCAGGTAGTAGCGTTTATTTGTTTTTCACCCATTGCGCCGTCACGTCCTAACTTCTCCCACCATGCCTGTGATAATGCTAATGCTTGCTTTACGGTGTCAGAAAACGCTTTGTTTGATTTGCGCCACTCGTTAAATGTTTCTCTCGTTATACCTATCTCGGCAGCCATCTCAACAACTCCCATACCCTGTCTACCACAGTCAATAAGAACAGGTAGCATTTCAGCTTTGTATTTAGTTGGTCTTGCCATTGTTATCTATATTGCTCTTGTAGGCTTTGAATCATGAATTGATAAGGGTCTGCTGCTTTTCGCTTTGCAAACCTTTGTTTCCACCCCTTTGTCAAAGGCCAGCTTATACCCAAAGAAGTTACAAGCTCTTTTGAGTAACCGCCTTTACTGGTTCTATGGTTGTCAATCCAATCAAAGTAATGGCGCTCTATACTGTTCATGCCTCACTAGGTCCATTATCAAGTTTGGCTATCAGTGCCAGAATGTCTTGTAGCTCTTGGATAGGTCCATCTTGTTCGATGATGTAATCAGTGATTGCCCTGCATATACCAGCAATATAAACATCAACCTTGGTTGGCAATGATGGCACAAACACTAAGCCGTTGTATGGGTCGTGTATATGCTCTGGATGTTCCGCTGTTAAGTCCTCGCGGGTGTATCGTTGCTCTGGTGCAAGAAAACTGTACAGCTCGTTATACTTGTCACTGTCTAGTGGTACTACAAAATAGTCGCTCATATTATTCCCCCGAATCAAAAACAGCTTTATCTGCCGCCGCTTGTGCTTTTTTTAAATAGCCAATATAAATCTCACTGTGCTTGATTCTCAAATCAGTGCTTGCTCCCTGAATGCCGTCAATTTTGTTTACAGCCTTGATTAATCGTTGCTGTGCTTCCGTTTCGCAAATAATTGCTTTACATGCTGCATCACTCATTTTCTTTTTTGCTCTCATTTAGTTTGTTAAAATAGACCATCATTACACGCTGCTGCGCTTTGACATCATTCATGGTGCTGTTGACCTCCTCTAGCTTTGTCGTAAAGCTGCCATACATAGCGCCGCTAAATGCAACCAATGCAAGCATGGTAAAGGCCCACACGATATAGGAACGGTTAAATACATCCCTCGCTACTTGCCTCGTTACTTGTGTAGCCTGAGGATTTATGTCTTTAACGTTCATAAACTGGTTTAAATTTTCTCTAATTCTTTTTTCATGATTCATAATCTAGGGGTTCAGTTGCACACACTTAACACACCTACTGATTATCAAACGTTTTCTGTATTTTATCTACGCGTATCGCTACGCCCTCAGTTCCTAAAACTTGGCCGTTTATCCTTGTAGGCCACTTAATTACCAATACTTTAAAAATCACGTCTGGACTGTCCTTGTGGGCGCATGGCTCAACAGTCATGAAGTAAACACCACGGTTTAATACTTCATCATCGTTTTGACACCAAGCATCTGCCAGTTCTTTATTGTTTGTGATTTGTAAGTCAGTAAGGCCGGCGCAATGAATAAGCAAATGGCCGGTCATTGATTCATATTCTTTATTGTGAAACACCCTACGACCGTTCATGTCCTTGGCCCACATCGCTAATGGTGCATCACTGCCAAACAATGAAAGGGTTAAAATACCCCCTTTGAGTGCGTTTAGCTGCTCCTCATATTGCTTTTGACGTTCTCTTGATTCCCTTATTTCGTTTTTTAGGCTGGTTATCTCATCTCGCATGAACTTCATATTAAGTTCTGTGATGCCTATGTTGTTATCAATCTCTTTGCGCTCTTTTTTATCCTCGCGATCGATATTCTTTAACTTGTAACCTAAGTACCCACTACCCAGAACACCGGTTAGGCTTAATACGCCTAATATTATTTCTGTGTAGTTCATTCATCACCGTTCACTGTGTTAATCATCAGTTCAATTGATGATAAGCATTTATCTAGTTGCTCGTTTAAGGATAAGACCGCAGCACCCCATGTAATGCCTTTGTTTAGTGTTACAGGATTGCAGTCGATTAGATTTGTATCAAATTCACGGTACTGTGGCACATAAACTTCTACCAGTTCCGTTCGGGTGACGTACTCAGTCTTTGTACATGAGGTCAATAACACTGTCATCAATAACAGTATTGGCACAGCCCAATTGCGGTAGTTGTTTTCTAAGTTCATCATATTTGGATTTAATATCAGCTATGCGCCCTTGGTGCTGTCGGGTTTGTTCCGCTGCGCGTTGTTCGTTCAATTCGCGGGTTCGGGCGCACTGCTGATTTGCTTGCTGTAGTTCAGCAATAATTGTTTGGTTTGTTTGATTGGCTTCCAATGCCTGCGTGTGTCTATACTTCCATGTGTCTTTTAACGCCGTCATGTCCATCAGCTTTGTCTCTAAGCGGCCAATCTTGCCATCTTTCCACTTAATGCGCAGTGATTGAGCAGCAAAGGCAGCCGCTAACAGTCCGGCCAATATCGCAACATTGCGAAGTGATGCCAGACCTTTTAGAAAACCAATCATTTATCACATGGTTCGCATTTTTTAGCCGCCTGACGCTTTTTATATGCCCAATGGATGGGAACAGTTACCAGCGTGATTATCGCCATGATAACGCCCCAATATGACACGTCAGCGTTTGCTATGGCCTCTGGTGTGGTGATTCTGAACACAAGCAAAGTAACGAGAGCCGCAGCCCACACAATGACAATCAGTGCAAGTGCATCTCTGACTATGTTTTTAAGGTTAACTAATGTTTTCATGCCCATTTGTTCCGATAGAATATATCCGCTGTGCGTTCAGCTCGTTTGTACGTTTGATGCGCCCACTTGCTATCTAGCATCTCAACTGCTGCCGCTTTCCAGTTGCGTGCCTCGATAAATCGCTTGGTTTTTTTGAACTTATGTAAACCGCTGTTGCCAAGCTGGTACGCCATCATGACCAAAACGCACTGCCTTATAGGGGTTAGCTCGTCGAAGTTGTCAACAAAGCTCTGAGCGCCTTTGATGGCCTTATTTACGCCTAATGTGAGGTGCATTTCTGCTTGGTACTCGTTGAGCGGTAATGTGTGGCTGCTCACTGGTGTAAATCGTCGCGTATGCCACAAGTATGTCGAGCCATAGCCAATTGTCCACTTGTCTGCGGGGCATCGGTATGGTTTTGCACTAAACCCCTCGTCACGCTTAATCTGGTCAAGCATTCTAATGTAATCATTCATGGGGTTTAGTCTTGTAAGGGTGAAGCGGCAGTATGGTTAAGTATAGGCTTCTAGGATAAAGCCTTTATTTGGGGGATGTGCTGCCGCTTCAATTTGGTTGTTTTGGATTAAAAACCCACCAGACAGTTTTTACAGAAAGACCTGATGGGTTCATTTTTTTAACCGAGTTGGTAAATGAAGTTGGCAGTAAACCCCTCAAAGATTTATATGCCGTTACCAAAACGCAGGATTTGTAGCTAACAAGCCCTACTTTAGGAATTCTTGCATATTTGCGTTGCATTTGCAAGCACTTAATCATCTTTTTTCAACCTCTCTATAATTTGACGTTCCAGCCGCCCTAAATCCGCCTCTAAATCAGCAACCCACTCACGGATAAACGGCGCGTAGTATCTGCTGAACTTGGACTTCTCTATTTCAAAATAAGGGCTTAGATTATCCACTTTGACCTTATGCCTTGCAAGGTACTTAGCAAGCCCCTCAGATAGCTCATGTGCCGCCTGTACATTGGTGTTGTGGTTCTTGGCTATGTACTTGAGGTTGATTGTGCGTGACTTCATGAGCCGGTTCAGTGTCCACGGTATAAGCAGACGTTCAAATTTGGTTCGGTCTGTGATTTCATGCTTGGCCTCGAAAAATGCCCATATAAGCGGCGTTGCATCACATGACATTAGCAACCCTTGAATGTCGCCAGTGGTTAAGGCATCGAAACCGCCGCCGCCGTTACCCATCAGGTTTGCCGTTTGTGCTGTTAGTTTTCTAAGTAGTACGCGCATTTGTTCCCCTTTTTATAAATCATATTCGCTGTAAATAATTTCGCTTGTTTCTTGGCTTTTAACTACCACTTTGTATAGCTCTTGGTCGCCACATTCTGCTTCACAATACTCACCCTCAAAATATATGTGCCTGTTACAGTCACAGCTATTATTTCCATCGCTCCAATCCCAATCGCTCAAACCATCCTCATCCTCTCTCACCCAATCCCTGTAAACCCTAATTGCACCATCGGATAGCCTTTTAATATAAACTCTTACTTTGTGTTTTTTCATATGTCTTTTATTGCTTCCATAAATTCACAGTACGCGCTTAAATCTAGCTTAGGCTGTGACATGTATTGCTGCATTTTTTCACGCGCAATATCGAATCCAGCAGCCCAATCAGATTTATAACCTTTAAACGATAACCACTCGATCATGGCCTTTTGCTCACTAGAAAGTGATTTATCAGACTTGCCCTTATCTTTCATCTCTAAGTAAAAGCCGTGATATACTCCGCGCGGTTCAGCTATAACCAAATCAGTCATACCAATAACCAATCCTTCAGCTTTTAACTTGTTCATCTGTGAGGCTCTGCGCTGTTTTGTGCCAGCCAAATATGTGCCATTTGGGATTGCGTAAATAATTACATCTGGATATTGAGCATTTACCCACTTAACAAAGGCTTTTTGTTCTTGTGATTCGCTCACAACACCCTCGCCTGCTGTAGCTTACGCTGACACTTGCCGTTTTTCTTATAGCTTCTTAACCACCTTAACCGCTGTTCAGCTCTGGCAAGTGCGCCGTTTGCATCTGGTTTTTTGTTAGTGTAATGGCTGTATAATTTTTCACTTTCCATTTTCCGCTTCCTCATCTTTTTCTTTTTTCTTATAATAACTATCAAAAACCCAATGCCCGCTTATATTGGATAGCGGTGTTATCATTGCATCTTCATCTCTATAGTGATTTGAAACAACCAAACTATCCGGCCAATGTTGGCCGCAAACCATGAAACGTCCTACCCTGTCATGAAGTGTTACAATGTCTTTTTTGCTGAAATGCTCGACTTGCAGAAACTCGCCGTGTTCTGATTTATTCTTAGCTAATTTTAGCGCTATTTCACCTAAGTTCATTTCTCATTCTCCTCAATAATCTTTGCCTGTTCGCCCACATCGTATTTCAAATAACTGAACTCTGGATATTTGGCAAGAATCCACGGTTCGCGGTCTACTTGCCAGCTAATCATCAACCTGTTAAATCGGTTCGATAGGTCATAGCTTGTCGCAGTGATGGCTCTGTTTGGCTTGATCGGCCTGACAACGTGCCATAGCTTCAACATGCCATAAGCCCACACTGGGAACATGGTTATAATTATTGCTGTTTTCATCTTATTAACTCCCTTGCTTCGTCAATCTGGTCGGCTGTGAGCGTCTTTTGTACACGAGCCTTGCCAAGTGTTATGTTTACAAAATAAATCTGACCAGCTTGTCTCATGGTGCTGTATCGCTGGTCAAATCTGTTGTGACCGTAGTGGTGTAAATTGTGATGATGTTCTGCACACAATGGCATGGTTAGACGGTCATCTGCTTTACGTGTGCCACCATGTCCATGTCCTTTCAGGTGGTGCGGGTCAATACACTGGTCAGTACCACAAACGCAGCATGGCAGTGACTTAACCCAGTCGGTGTACTTCTTAGACCTGAACGGCTTTGTTTTTTGGGTTACTGGTTTCATAATCTACCCCTATTGACGTTCCCATGCTTAAACGCTCTATGTTTAAGCTGTTTCGCTTTGACCATCATCAGAGACAATAAAATCACGGGCTTATCTCTCAATGGCAGCATGGGCATGGTGTAACCTGTCGTGGTCACGTGGAGGAATGTAAACAGCACCCTATTGTTCATCTATACCACCTTTGGTACTTCTCAAGTATTGGCAGTGGATAGCCAGCGTTCATGTAGTAATGTTCAATGCGGTTCATGTACTCCCGCATCTGGTCGATTGTTGCCCATGAAAGGCTTGTCTTTAAATCAACGTCAATCAAATACCCAAGGGTTTTTGCGCTTGGCATTTGGTTATAATCATTTATTGCATAATCCCTTAATTCTGCCCACAATTGCTGCAATGGATTTTGGGGATTTTCGTAGTAAATTTCACAAAGCCAACCACCATAAGCGGCGGTTAAATAATTGCTATATCCAGTCTTGTGAATATCATGCAACTCATCTTTAGACAATCCTATTTCGTTTTCCAAATAATCGTACCAAGTGCCAAATAAGCCGCGAAGCTGTTGCAGTGTTTTAGCCTCTTTGTGCTTCTTGATTTCAACGCACCACAAATCGTCTTCATTTAGTGATTCGGCCATCAATTTATTGGCATAATCAATCTGCTTCTGGCTGTGCAGTTTTATGATTTGGCTTTTCATTTGCGCGCCCAATAAATTAAACCACGATCCAAACGGCGCTCGACCAAACCCAAGTCATCGAGCAAGTTTAAATCTATGTTGATATGCGCCTCACTTACATCAAACTTTGCAAGCTCATGTGGCCTGTATGTGCGACCTTTTTTCATCATGTTAAAAAGCTCAACAATTCTTTTGTCTCTAGTCATCCGCCCACCCACATGTATTTTTGTTCCGCTGGGAAGTGGCGCAATTTACCCTCATTTTTCAAAGACAATAGATGGCCGCTTGGCTGTTTACATATGTGATGAACATCTGATGGTTTAAACTTACCTACCGTTTTAGAAAACAAGTAAATTTTTCGCTTCATAGGAACAAACTTTTCATCATGCGGGTCATCTTCGCCTGCATAATACTGCTTACCTCTGCGCTCAATAACGCCTTTATTACGCAAATATCGCAACGCTGATGATACTGAGCTGTAGTTCTCTTGTATTACATCGGGCATAGTGTCTAATCCGATGGGCTGGTTCTCATGAACACAGTTTATTATTTTCCAGTGAAACTCACTGAAGCCTGTGCGCTTTTGCATTTCGTCGTGTTTTGGTTTACGTTCTTTGTAAAAACCTGAATCATCCCATTGCTTTATTTCACCATCTGCCGCTTGGCTGTGAATGATTAAATTTCTGTTTGTTATTAATTCTTGATGTAGCATGTTGGCCTCCAATTAAAATGGTATTTCGTCACTTTCAAAAGTTGGGGCTGGCGGTGTTGACTGCCCCGCGCCACTGCTTGTCGGCTGGCTTCTACCACCTGCCCCAGTTCCACCGCCTGAACCAAGCATCTGCATTTCATTAGCCAATATTTCGGTTGTATAACGGTCATTGCCGTTATTGTCTTGCCACTTGTTGGTGCGCAGTTTCCCCTCGATGTAGACCTGAGAACCTTTTTTCAGGTACTCGCCTGCTATCTCTGCCAGCTTTGAAAAAAACACTATTCTGTGCCATTCGGTATTTTCTTGCTTTTGGCCTTCTTTATCCTTCCAGCTTTCAGTAGTCGCAACCGATATGGTGGTTACTGCTGCGCCTGCTGGTGTGTATCTAACCTCTGGGTCATTGCCTAAGTTACCGACAATGATTGCCTTGTTTATGCCTTTAGCCATGTTTAATCCTCTCTAGTTTTCGTACTGATTGAACGTGAATCTTTATCCGTTGCCACTGTTCGCTCGTTAAATCCTGTTGGCTTTTCCATGCCTTTAGTTGTTCGTTGTTTAGCTTTTCTGCTTGTGCTTGTAGCACGCCCATATTGTTCGAATAATCCATTGCAGTAATCCGGCTTGTTTGGTGTGTTTTGCTTAATCCTTGGCATCGAAACCGCTCCGAAAGATGTCGTGGTCTTGGCAGCTCCATGATGGTATGCTGGTGTCGATAACGACATAGTTCTTGTCGCAGTCGAAAGGCTGCATGGTTAGTATGATTAGTAGTAGTGTTTTCATTGATTGAACCCCGCTGCTGAATTCCTTTTATTTGGCTGTGTTTCTTGCCATAAAATGTCATATTTTTTGTGGGCATCTTTTAACGATTTTTCCAACCGTTCTATCTCTTTATCCGTTGCTTTCTCTAAAGCCTTGTTTTCATCAATTAGCTCGCTGTAAGTAACTGCCAGTGCATCAAAAGATTCTTTTTGTTTTTGTATCTCTTTGGCTTGGGCTTCGATGGTTTTGTTCTTTTTGTCGATATCATTTATATAATCTTGCTCAATCTTATCGATATAATCTTTCATAGATTTTTTTTTCATCTTGAGTGCCTCATGGTGTCGATGTATTCATCGTTTGATTTGATTTGAGCCTTTAGGCTTTCGATTTGCTTAGCTTGGGCTTGGATGGTCTGCCTTAGTTTTTTTGCTTTGCCAGCTTCTATTTTTAAATCATTGTTTGCACACTCAAGAGCATGGAGATTTCCTTTAGCGTTCCACTTTTGTGCTTCCATTGCTTTGGTGTGGTCTTGCTCCTGTTTTTGGATAATTCTTTTCATCTTTGTAAAAACTTTGCCGCCACTAATCTCGCCGCTAGCAAAAGCCAATTCAATATCCGTTACACTCTTGTCAGTCATGGGGTTGCTCTCCTGTATGTTCCACTAACCGAGCTATTCCAAAACAAGCGTGGTTTGAGTTGGTTGTTTAGTTCGTCTTGCCTGATTTGATAGGGCGCGGTTCTTTTTTGGCTTGGATATTCGCCATAGATTTCTTTGAGCCTTTTGTGGTTTACGTTGTATCTAATGTCTAGACCTGTTTTCATGTTAAGTTCTCCTTTATTGCTTGGTTAAAATGAACCGATACCTTTTGCCATATCCTCGATCATGGCGGCGGCTTCTTTTTCATGCTCAAGCATTGGTATTTGCAAAATCTGCTCTTTGTGCTGTGGCAACATTTTCACCGCTGCAACTTTTGGCAATTTGTTTTCACTCAATGCAAGCGTGACCGCCTCAAGTGCTTTGGCCCCATCATGGTCGCGGTTTGCTCTGGCTAAAAAATATTCAACAGGTTTCCCTTCATCTCTCGATTCCTTGCACATCCTTTGATACTCTTGCAAAAATGTCTGTCTTGCAGCAATCTTGGAACTTGTATCGCCATCAATAAGCGAGGTGCTTACCATGCAAAATGCCGCGTTCTGCTCGGTGGTCAATACCTTTGAATCATCTTCGGTTAAATGCTGAACTTCTTGCCATGCCTTTTCAGGTGATGGTCTGCCATCGTCAATGCGCTGGATAATGTCAGCTAAAGTTATTTTGTATCTGCATTCCTCGACGCAGCTTGATATTGATTTCATCACGCCTTCATAATCAAAGCGGTGTAAACGTGTAGCCATCATCATCAACCCTGCTTCGCTCATGTCCTGACCCATAACCTCAAATGCTGTAATCAAAGTATTGGTCAATTCTGTTTTTTGTTCTGCGTTCATAATTCGCCGTTCCTAATTTTTCTGTTAATGTTTTCCGCTGCCTGAGCCATTCCTGAGCGGCGTTCTTGTGTTCTGTAATCAATACTGGTGTTATTAGTTCCCCTTGCCCATTGGGTGAATATCGCTTGTGCGTTCTGTGCCAGTGTGGGTATGTCGTGTGATTTCTTTTGATACCATTGATCGTTTAGCTGTAGGTAGTAAGCTGCAACCAATGGCGCATTGTCTTTTCCAACAACATCAACAAACTGACAAAGCAATGAGTTCACCTTTGCACCTCTCAAGGGGGCAACGTCGTAGCGTTGCAGATATGCCCTTGAATAAGCATTCCATGTATCGGTACTTTTGGGCTTTTCGGGCTTGGCGCTCTCTTTGGGTGGTTCTATTGGGTGGTTCAAAAGGCTGGGTGGTTCTGCGTACCGTTTTTGGGACGCTTTAAGAGTACCGTTTTCGGTACTGGTATGAGTACCGTTTTTGGGACTGTTGATAACCGTACCGTTTTCGGAACTGTTCCGTTTTTGGGACGCTTTGAATGTGAATTTATAAACCCTGGTTTGACCTGTTTTACCTTTCCTTTTTCCAGTGTCTTCAAGGTATCCCTGCTCGACTAAAGTCATAATGTTTTTTGACACCGTCTTACGATTTAATCCGGTGTCTTTTTCTAATCGCTCATATGACGGCCAACACTCATGGTCTTCATTTGTTCGGTCTGCCATTGCCAGCAATGTTAGCTTCATTGATGCTGGCTTAATGGGTTGATTCCATGCCCAATCGTTTGACTTCCTACTCACAGCTCACACTCCATCTGCTCAATCTGTTTCATCTCTAGCGCGTCCTGTGCTGCTTTTAACCTAATCTTGGTAGCTTGGGCCATTGCTGCATCTGCTGTTCTGTGGTCGCTCTGGTGTTTGCCGTTCACCCACAGTGAGAATGGCAGGCGGATTTTTACACCCTTTTGCGTGACTTTCTTAACCGCCGGTCGATTGTGTTTAATTTCGTATTTCATCGTGATTCTGCATCATTTTCTGTTATAGTTAAATTACCACTTCGGTCGCACTCCATTGAAAAGCCAGATATTTTCTTACCATCATTGCCTTTACAGTCAGTGTTTAATTTAGCCAGCTCTCCCAAAACATCAGCGACCTCAAGCATGGCAAGGGTTTTTTCATAATCATCAAAAGTGAATAAGTTTTCGCCACATTCTGGACACTCTCTATTGATGTGGTCAGTCATGGTTTCAAGGATCAACAAGTTGTCTTCAAACCAGTCGCAGTTGTCACACTTTAACTGTGCGCCTGTTATTTTAAACCCTTTGTCAATCATGATATTTCAATCTCGCCATTTACCAAAGCCTCAACCATCTGAGATTGTATCGCATTGCGCTGTTTTGGAAACCCTTTGCATTCCCAATTGTTTATGGTGCGCGTTGTGCAGCCTAAATAATCAGCCACCTGTGCCTGTGTTAGTTTGTTTTTTTTCCGCCACAAACGGAACTCAATATTTGTAATATTCATTGTATCTATTATACGCATTTTGCGAAACGGTTCAATTCATAAAACCGAATGATTGTGGCTTATCGTTCTATTTTATGCGCTGTACTTTATTCGTTATTTTCTTATAATAGGTAGCATGAAAAAGAAATGTTGTAAGTGCAAAAAAGAAAAGGCAGCAAAAGAGTTTTATAAAAACAGCTCTAGTTGCGACGGCCTTAGTTATGAATGTAAATCTTGTTGCTATTTGTATGCAAAAAAATACCGAAAAAAAAATAAAAGCAAAATAAACAAGTACATGCGAGAAAGGCGTAAAAGAATTGCCATTGAAAATCCTAAACCTATTGGCGAATTTGACGTTGTCGAATCTGTTGATTTTAATGGGAAAACAGTTAAAAATAAAAAATGTACGCAGTGCAAGGCCATAAAAAATATTTCTAATTTTGGCAATGACCCAAATGCAAAGTCAGGAATAAAGGCGGCCTGTAAAGACTGTTTATCGCATCAGCAAGGAATTAGACAATTTATAAAAAAAAATGAATTTAAAAAACAAAACGCATTTTATTACTGCAACGCAAATATTTACACAATAAATGATGTGATGGAAATCACTGGGAAATCAAGAAATGGTATTGTGCAGCCTGCTGAAAAAGGTGATTTTCCTATGCCAATTCAGCCAATTTTGTCTAATGGGTCTAAGGGTGTGCAGTACTGGCGAAAAGACATCATTGATAATCACTTAATATCCGAAAGAAGAAAGCAGTTTTTTACGAAGTACCCTGCTTTAAAAAAATGCACAGGATGCGGCAAAACAAAGCCTTATGACAGGTTTCACAAAAAATTTGAAAGATTAACGCCTAAGTGTAAAAAATGCCATAAAGGATATAATAAAACTGTTAGAAGAACGGCCAAAAGAACAAAGAGAGACATTCAATGGAGGGAAGAAAACAGGGATAAGATTGCTATGCAAGAACGAAAAAGAATACTGACTTTGACTGATGGCTATTGTTTAGAAAAAATGAGGTCTATGAGAGGTGTTGACGTTCGGGGCTTGGAAATTCCAAGCGTTTTAATACAGCTAAAAAGAATACAACTAAAATTACGCAGAGAGGTATACAAATGAAAAATTTATTAGAATTTCAACAAGAAGCCATACAAGTTTATTACGACCTGAAAAATGGCAAGATAGACAGGCAAAAAGCCAAAGAGATGAACGCATCACTAAACATTGTAATCAAGTCTGGACTGCTGGCAATAATGGAAGCACAGGCGCGTTCACAGATGCCAACAAAGCAATTGTTTAGCGACAAAAAGGTTATTGATCATAAGGATTAACCATCTAAAAAACCGAATGATTGTTAAATATCGTTCGGTTTTTTGTATTTTACATTTGTTCTTTATTTTCTTATAATGAACTCATCAACTAATTAAGAGAGACACATGACTACACCATATATAGAAATCGACCAAGGCGGCGGACATAGTCGCGTAGTTCAATCTGATGAGTTTGATATTGCTTGGACTGTTCCCAAAACAATTGAAACATTAGTGAGTGGCTTTAAGGTAAAAATCAGCTATTCAACCAATGATTATATGCCCATAGCGCGAAGCATCAGCAGTGTTAAATTCTTGAACTTATCAGAACGTCAATTGCGTGAAATAATTGCCGCAGAAGATTACTTTTTTGACTACTTCGCTGAACACCTTGAGGCCGCTCTGGATGGTCATATTTACGGCGATTTTGAAACAACCGACCTTTATGGACATAGAGAAGAATCATGAACATAGACAAGCAAATTGAACAGGCTGCACTTGACGTAAAACTTGAGCATGAATCTTTAAAAGTAGCTGAGAGGGATTTGGAGAAAGCAGTTAAAAAATGGGTCACGTTGCTGATTGAGCGTGACTTTCCACAGGATTCACCAGTAGTAGAGGTTAAGTAAATGAATAATCAAAACGTACGTGACAAAGTAGCGGAGCTATGGCGCAAAGTAGTACACGCGATGGACAACTCAAGCGAGTTTTACAGTGATGCAGATAAGCGCTGGTTATCGCGAAATATAGCCCTGCTGATTACATTCTACGAGCAAGCAGACCAATGGCGCAGCACAGGCCAAAAACGCTCACAACGAGCCATAGGCCACCAGCTTAGATGGGATAGTGCCATATGCGACGATGATGAGCATTTCAAGATTAAAAACGCGGGCATAACACTGTTGGCACATACGTATAACGACTATATCGGCGATGTGTATTTCACAGTGTATGAGCGCAAACCATTTGAGGATAAGTTATGAAAAAGTTTAAAGAATTTGATGTTAAAACACACGGTGTAAAACAACTTTC